CCCGTGGGCCCTGGCGGGCCGGGGTCTCCGCCGCCGCCGCCGCCGGGCAATCCCCCGGACTCCGACGTCGCGATGCCCAGGATCAGGAGGTCGGTGTCTCCGAACCGGCGCGCCTCCACGCCCAGGAGCCACACAGGGTCACCGACGGCCAGTCCGGGGACGCCCAGCGCCGGAACGGGCTGCGCCGTCCCGTACAGCCGGGCCGAGGTCACCCAGACCGTGCCGTCGGCGTCGATGCGGACGACGGTGCCCCGCCAGGTGCCGGGCACCCGGGAGGGCTGCGCCGCCGCCGGTGGAGGGCTGTACGGGAGGCGCGTCACGGCTGCACCGTCATCGTCAGCCCCGGCGGGATGTACGCGGCAGCCCACCGGGTCAGCTCCGGCGGGGTGAGGCAGTAGGCCGTGTCGGCGGGCTCCACGACGTAGCCGTGCCCGACGGCGATCCCGGCCCGGCCGTGGACGCCGACGAGGATGATGCCCCGGCGCAGCCAGCCGTCCTCCACCGTCGTCTCGGTGCAGGTGAGCAGCACCTGGGCCAGCGTCATGTCCAGCCGCTCGCCGTACAGCAGCGCCGCCAGGTGCGAGCCGTCCAGCGCCGGGTCCACCGGGTCGGCCAGGGCGTCGACGGTGGCGGTGGGCCCGCTGTAGGAGGCCGCGTCGAGCGCGACGACGGCGGCGGTGATGTCGATGATCACGCCTGACCTGCCCCGGGGACGGCCGGTCCGGTGGTCTGCTGCGCAGTCCCGGGCGCGTCGACCTTGCCGGTGGCGGCCGGGTTGATCACCCGCTGCGCGGTCACCGAGGCGGCGACCTTCGCAGCGCCGCCCAGGTCGAGGGAGACCTGGGTGACGATCCACCAGCCGACTCCCTCACCGAGCGAGCCGGTGAGGTCGATCAGGTCACCGGGCCGGAACTGGTAGGCGTCGCTGCTGTTCAGCGACAGGGTGAGCGTCTCGACCTGCGTCGGGTCGGTGGCGTCGACGCTGGCGTGGTAGGTCGGGAACGTCGCCAGCCCTGCCGTGTAGTCATCGATCGACGTCCAGTCGATGCGCCAGCCCTTCACCTGCTTGCGGGAGGCGAGCCAGGTGGGCTGTCCGAACACGATGGTCTGTTCGTACTCGAAGCACCACGCCTGGTGCAGCCCCGCGAGCTTCTGCATCACGTCCCAGGTGGTCTCCGTGTCCAGCCGGGTGATGATCAGCTTGTAGAGGTTCGGCTGCACCAGCGTCCGGGCGCCGACCTCGGAAGCCCGGTCCTTGATCCACTGCCCGGTGTCCACGACACCCCAGGAGCCCTCGCCGGTCTGCGGGCCGGTGCGCAGCCGGTAGATCGTCCGAGACCGGGCCTCGATGCGCAGCTCCGGGCCGGACTGCCCGTCCCCGGTGTCGATCGTCCGTACGTCCATCCGCTGGTCACCGAAGCTCACCGGGACGCCGAGCGCGACATAGCCGGAGTGCAGCAGCGACCCGCGCCGGTCGTCCTGCACGGTCAGCGACAGCGCACCCACCTCGGTGGAGGCGTAGGACATCGTGGCCGAGGTGACCACCGACTGGATGTCAGTGACGAACTGGCGCCCGCCGAGCCTGACCTGCGAGAGCTGTCCCTTCCCCGACACGGGGGACTTCCCGCCGATGGGGGTGAGCGGCTGCGGCGGCAGCTTCTTGAGGGTGGTCCGCGTCGGGTCGCCGGTGGTGGTCGAGCCGGGGATGCCGCCGGGCCCGTACACCGGCGTCGTGGGGGTCCCGGCCAGGGTGTGCAGCTTGTCAGCGACCCGCTTGATCAACGCCTGATCGGTGGTGTTCAGCTCGATGTGCTGCTCGTCCAGGGAGGCTGTGGTCCAGTCGCCGCCCCACCTGACGACGCCCTCCGTCTGCGCGATGATCGCGTGGATCTGCGCGGTCATCGCGTCCGAGAACGTGTGGACGTGTTGCGGGTGCGCGGTGTAGTTGACATCGACGGCGGTGCCGCTCATGTGGTTGCTGGTGGTGCCGCCGAGCCCGCCGACCGGCCGGTTCGCGTCGTAGCCGCCGGTCTGCGCCGGGAACACCCGCTCGATGGTCTGGTTCCACTGCTGCACGCACCACACCAGGCAGTAGGCCGCGTTCTGGTCGGCAGTGAGCGTCAGCAGCACACCGGCCGCGCCTGTGACCGCGTACTGCCGGGTGGTCGGGGGGAACGGCCACCCGTTCTGGGTGACCCCCGTCGCCCACGTCACTCCTCCTCCTCCTCCTCGGCAGCAGCCAGGTACTCCCGGGGGGTGACCCACTGCGCGAAGGCGAGCATCCCGAGCGCGTCGATCAGCGGCAGGTCAGCGCTGTAGGAGACCGAGACGGACGTCCCGCCGTCGGCGTCGTCGTTGAAGTGCTTGGTGATGGTGACCCGCGCCACCTCGATCGGCTCACTCATGCAAAGGACCCGCCCACCTCGGCAGTGTCGGCCAGGGGAGCGGGTCCGGGTGGGAGGGGGCGGCGGGTCAGCCGTAGATCGCCTCCACGTCCGAGGCGGCGCAGTCCCAGGGGCAGCCCCACTGGCCGTTCTCCAGGTGCCAGGCGGAGTGCAGCTCGGCCGGGCTGGACGCGCCGTGACCGATCTGGTCGTCGCTCGGGTAGTGACCGGGACCGGCGCAGAGCTGCGCCGACATGCCGTGCTCGCAGGAGGGCCACAGGAAGGCAGCCAGGTCGTCGGAGGGCTCACCGGTGGCGAGGTCCCAGACGATCTGACCGAGACCGTCGTGGCGGCGGTGCTGGGCGTCCTTGCGCTCCAGGAAGGCGATGGCGTTCCGGCTCGCGGTCTCGGTGTCGCCGTGGAAGGTGACCGAGGTGAACCACGATCCGTCGCAGGCGCGGACGTCGATGGTCAAGGGGCGGGGGGCGGTGGGGTGTGAGGTGGTCATGGTGCCACCTTAGCACGCGGCGTGCTGCTGTCGCCGTGTGTCCTCGGTCACGCCTGGTGTCGGCCCGGGTCGTTCGGCGGCAGCGGGTACGTCGGGACCTGCCCCGGCTTCGCCGGGATGGTCAGCACCAGCCCCGGCTTGAGGAACCGGATCCCGATGTCCTGCCCGGTCGGGGTCTTCGTCACGTAGCGGGTGTCCCACGACAGCTTCCCGACGTTCGCGTTCGCGATGTAGTTCCACAGGTTGGAGTCGCCCCAGACCTCCCCGGCGATGTAGTAGAGGGTCTTCTCGCCCTTGACGACGTACTTCTGCGGAGCTGCTGCTGCCGGTACCTGGGAGTTGTAGGTGGACCCGCCCGGGGCGCCGGAGGCGTACGGGTCGTTGGTGGGGAGGGGTTGCAAGTCGGTGGAGAACATCCCGCCGGGCGGCGGGGTCTTGCCGATCTTCGGGGCTATGTCGACCGACTCGATGAGGTTCCAGGTGACTGTCGCCGTCTTCGGGGTCTGGTCAGGCAGCCGCTCGGAGATGTTGATGTTGAGCCCCTGGATGCGCCACCAGTTGGAGCCCTCCAGTGCGGACACCGCGATGAAGCGCACTTCCAGCCCGGAGCGCGCCAACGCCTGCAACGACATCAGCGTGGTCTCGGTGTTGCGGATCACCTGATGGGAGAACTGCAACGTGCGGAGCTGCGGAGCGTCGAGCCGCACGATCGGGGTGAGCCCCGGCCGTGCGATCACCTGGACCCCGTAGGCGAGCCCGTCGAGGGTGGACGTCTCCGGGGTCATCCCCAGCGTGTACGCCTTGCCCTTGCGGGTCACCGCGTGCGACACCCGGGAACCGCCGACCCGGACCCGCAGCGCCGCAGCGACAGTCGTCGGCATCACAGCCTCCGATCGTTGGAGCGGTTCACCCGGGTCGCGATGGCGTCGGCCAGCCCGTCCCGCACCGTGGACGCCAGGTCGGACCCGGACACTCCCCCGGCCCCGACGGTGATCTCGATGCTCCCGATGCTGACGGTCACCCCGGACGCCGCGTGCTCGATGGCTTTCCGTGCCGTATCCCACTGGTCCGGGGTGAGCACCGGCTCCGGCTTGTCGAGCGCCGACACGGCGGTGCTGCCCGGCTTGAGCCAGCCGCCGTCGTCATACGGCCCGGTCCCTCCGGCCCCGATCGCGCCCTGCACCGACCCGTAGCGGCCGAGCATGTAGCCGATGGAGGCCAGGATGTTGCTCATCGGGTCGCGGATGTTCGCGCTGTAGCCGGGGTAGGCGTAGTGGTCGAACGTCGGCTGGATGACCTGGAGCAGCCCGATGGACGGGGTGCCCTTGCGCGCGTTGGAGTCGGTGAGGTTGATCGCGTTCGGGTTGCCGGAGGACTCCAGTTGGATCTGGTTCATGATGCGCTGGAAGTCCGGCCCGCCAGGGTTGAGACCCCGCATCGTCATGGCCGTCCGCACGTCCGACGCCCACCGGCCGACCCCGCTGCCGGAGCTGCTGCTCCCGGTGGTCGCTGCCGGGATCGCCCCGCCGCCGGGGGCGAAGATGCCCGAGATCACGGCTGAGGACGCCCCTGCGCGACCGCCGAGCATCCCGGCCGTGACCTGTGCCGCACCGATGCCGTTCGCGTAGCCGCCGCGCTTGCGCAGTCCCGCGAGGTTCATCGCGTTGATCGCGTTGCCGCCGCCGAGCATCGCGACGGTCTCCGGCGTCAGGATGCCCTCCCCGCCGGACAGCGGAACGAGCATGTTGTCGATCCCCGGCGACCAGCCGCCGAGCACGCCGCCCCGGGCGTTGCCCGGCTCGTCGGTGGCCGACCCGGCCGGGATCGCGAGGGGCTCGTTCGGCTCGGTGCTGGTGTCGCCGCCGCCGCCGAATGCCCAGTGCCAGATGCTCTTCCCGGCGTTCCAGACGCCGTGGACGCCGCTGAGGAGGTAGTTCTGGATGACCTTCCGGGCGCCTGCCGCGCCGCCCTGGTCGCGGAAGGAGGCGTACTGCTGCCAGGACCACGGGTTGGTGATGCTGCTGCCGCCCCGACCCAGGTTCGCCACATCGGCCCCGACCGCCGTGGACACCTGCCCACCCACCGCCCCGAGCGCTTGCGCCCCGGTGTTCGCGGCGCTCACCGCCCCGCCGAGGAGCTTCAGCACCGGGATCAGCAGCGGCCCGACGGTGTGCAGCATCCAGTCGAAGAACTGCAACCCTTGCTCGGCCAGCGGGAGGAGCGACTCCCCGATCTTCTCCAGCCGGTCGCTGATGTCGGCCATCGTGGTGCGCTGCTGGTTGGCGAAGCTGTAGGCCAGCGTGCGGGAATAGTCGCCGGACGCCTGCTCGTAGCCCTGCGACTGCGAGATGGCCTGCCAGTTGGCGGCGAGAAGCTGCGAGGAGGTCGGCTTCTGCCCCTTGCCGAGGTTGAACATCTGCGCCGCCCGCGCCTGGTTCTGAGCGGCGGTGGTGTAGATCCCGAGCGGTCGCAGCGCCCGGGTCTGCCCCGAGATCCCGGCCTGGAACGAGGTGAGCACCTGCCCCGGGTCGATGTTGCGGAAGGACCCGATGTCTGCTGCGCCTTGCAGCGCTTTCAACGCCGCGTCCGACGCCTGCTGCGGGTTCATCCCGGCCTGCCGGAACTGCGACACCAGCCCGGTGAGGTTCTCCATGGCCTGGCCCTTGGACATCCCGAACAGCTTCGCGGTGTCCATGCCCTCGACTCGCGCCGCGAGCCCCGGCGCGAGCCGGTTCAGGAGGTTCTTGGCCTCGTTGGCCGACGAGGCGTTCTCGATCGCATTCGTGGTCAGCTCGTACCCGGCCATGATCCCGGCGGTGGCGCCGAGACCGCCGAGCAGCCCCGAGACGCCCGCCCCGCCCGCGAGCTTCTCCGCCGCCGACTTCAACCCCGGGGTCGCCGCGTGCGTAGCGGCGGAGGCCGCACCGACCTTGGCGCTCCCGCGTTCCGCCGCCGCCGCCGCTGCTGCGTACTGCGCTGTCACCACGGCCGGGAGCCCCGACAGGGAGCTGCGCATGGCCGCGACCATCGCCTCACCGCCGGAGGTGAACGCGGCGACCAGCCGGGCGTTGCCCTTCTCCACCTCCGCGAGCGCCTCCGCCTGACCGGCGGCGGCGGCGGGCCCGAACTGCTCGTAGATCGCGATCGTCTTGTCGATCGCGGTGGTCATCTTTGTGGCGGCGGCGTTCAGCTTGCGCTGGTAGTCGTCCCAGGCGGTGGCGGACTCCTTCGTCGCCGTCTTCGCCGCCGTCGCGACGCCGGTCTCGGCGCGCTCTACCTTGCCCAGCTCGGCAGCAGCCGCCTCCGTGCCCCGGGTGACGACCTGTAGCTCTAGCCGCTCGACGTTGGTCACCCGGACCACTTCCCGGGGTTGTGCTTGCGCTCGGTCAGCTCACGGAGCCGGTCGCGGGCCGCGTCAGCCTGGCGGCGCTCGTCGGCGGCGACCGCGTTGTGGGCCGCCACCAGGACCTCCATCTGCTCCGGTGTCATGTTCAGCAGCCACGGAAGCGGGTCGGTGCGGAACGTCCGGGCGATCCGGGCGACGGTGATCAGGTCCGGGTCGCTCTGCATGGCGGCGATCAGTCGCCGCTCGTAGGGTCCGCCCGGCCCGGCTCCTCATCCATCCCGGCGTCGGCCATGAGGGCGTTGACGGTGGCGACGACGTCGAAGTCACGCCGGTACAGCGCCGAGACAGCCCCGGCCGCGTCCCGCACGACCGGCTCGCCGTCGTCGCCGGTGCCGAACTGCTCCCAGAACTCCCGGGTGCGGAACGTCACCGGCTCCCCGGTGGAGTCGAGCACCGCCTCCCCGTCGGCATACATGCCCGTGCAGAACTGGGCGAGCAGCAGCAGGTTGAACCGGAACGGGCGCAGCGGCTTGTCCGGGTGCTTGTCGGCAGCGACCCGGAGGCGGTTCATCGTCCGGGTGTCGAGCGCCGTGCTGTACTCCACGAACAGCCCCGCGACCGACGGGACGGACAGCCGCGTCGGCTTGGACACGAACTCCTGTGCCGACCGGGTGATCTTGGCCAGCAGCGACCCGGGCTTCGCCTCCCCCGCCGGGGCCTCGAACAGCTCGTCGGGGTCGGTGTAGGTGTCGCTCCCTCCGGCGTCGTCGTCGTTGTACACGATCGGCACGGCTGCGCTCCTTAGCTCCGGGTCCCGACGGCGAACTCGATCTCCCACATGGACGGGGACGAGTCGTCCTCAGAGTAGGCAGGCTCACCCACCCGCACCACGAGGCAGTTGACCCAGGTGTCGGCCTTGTTGATCACGACGTCGTTGGCGTCCAGGTCGGCCTTCCCGATCGTGAAGGTCTTGGCTGTCCCGATCCAGGCGTTGAGACGCCGGATCCACGTCCGGTCCCGGGTCGGGCTGAACGGGCGTGACACGGTGATGTTGCCGTAGGTCTTGCGAGACTGGGTGCGGTCAGGCACCTTCGCCCCGCCGTTCCACGCCTGCCCGATCGTGATGGTCGGCTCACCGCCCTGGAACGTCGCGAACCGCCCCAGCTCGGACACGCTCACCGAGTAGTAGCGGGCGCCGGAGGTTGCCATGAGGTGTCTCCTTCTCAGACGAGCGGCGCGGTGAACGACGCCTTGACGAGCTGGATGAGGATCAGCGCGGCGAACGGCGACAGCTTGACCTGCACCGTCGCGGCGATGGTGTTCTTGCCGAGCTGGTCCTGCGTCGAGGTCGCTTCCACCGTGTAGCCGGGGTGGATCTGGTTGCCGTCGCTGTCGAACTCCGCGTACAGCCCGCCCTGGTCCGAGATCGGTTGCAGGACACCGATCATGGCCGACTCGACCTGCGATTCGAGCTGGCCCTTGCCGTCGATGACGTTCCAGACATAGGGCTCCAGCACCGTCGAGAGCTGCGCCGTGATGGCGTTCACGGTGTCGCGCGAGGACAGCAGCTCCCACTGGGTGACATTGGTCGACAGCGAGCTGTACTCGTACAGGTAGACCTGGCCGCGCTTGGTCATAATCGCGGAAACCCGACCGGCCGCGAGCTGGTTCACCTCGGCCAGCGCGATCGTCCGGTAGGTGCCGGTCACGAAGCGCGCCAGCGCACGGAGTCCCGCCGGGACCTGCCAGAAGGCGTCATCGACGGAGAAGGCGCGCGCCCGCACCCCCGCGATGTAGCCCTCCGGCGAGATCGTCCGGGTCGCCGCACCGTCAGGGATGATCACCCACGGGGCGAACAGCCCGAGGTACTCGCCGTTCGCGCCGAGCGACGCGGCCGCAGCGATCAGGGTGGCGTCGTCGGCGCCCAGAGTGCCCGCGAGGACGCCGATCCGGCCGTAGATCTGGCAGTGCTGCCCGATGGCAGAACCCACCAGGTCGGAGCTGTAGCCGGGGCAGGAGACGGCTCCGGGCCCGTAGTCGATCCCGAACCGGGACAGCGCAGCAGTGACGTCCGCCGCTACGACCGTCGAGTGGTCGTCGTCGCCGCCGACCAGCGCGGTCGACGCCAGCACCGCCGGAAGCGCAGCAGCCCCGGCCGAGCTTGACCCGAGGTTGCTGGCCACGACCAGCTTCGACACCGACATCGACGCCACGAGGTCGGCCACGGTCGCCTTCTCCGCGTACGCCTCCACCACGGCGCCGCAGGTGAGCGTGACAGTCACGGTCCCGGCCGAGGAGCCGGTCGCGACCGTGACGAACACCGTGGAGCCCCACGTGCCCGGGTTGGCCGCGTTCAGCTTCACGGTGTCGGCGTCGAGGGTGTCCTTCAAGGTCAGCGTCGCGGGCGTCGCTGCTGCACCGACGGCCCGCGCCACGTACAGACTCCCGCCGCCCTCCGCGAAGAAGGTCATCGCCTGGTCGTAGAGGATCGCGGCGACATCGGTGCGAGGGCCCCAGACCTGCTCGTACTGGGTGATGTTGTTGACCGCCGGGATGCTCCCCGAGATGGGCCCCCGGTCGGTGATCCCACCGACGAACCACGACGAGCTGTCCGGCCCCTCCGGGTTGGTGGGCCCGGTGCGCAGGCTCGTAGTGATGACGACGCCGACCGGCATGGGTCAGCCCTCCTTCTCCGCCTTGGCGGTGGTGCCCTGGTCGAGCAGCAGCCCGGAGCCGAGCAGGTCGGCAGTCACCGGGTCCTTCGGTTCTGAGTCGCACCACCCGCCAGCAGGTACTTGATGCCCCTCGGTGTCGTACACCACCGGCGCGTCACCCGGGTTGAACAGTCGATGTGTGGCCACCGCAGCAGCATGACCCGGAGCTGTCAGGCCGGGTGGGATGCCGTGTCGCGCCGTTCACGGCATCGGGTCGGCCAGCGCGAGGAGGTCCACCTCGATGCTCACGCCCTCCAGGGGGCCGATCGGCGGCGGGGTCGGGTACATCCGTTCCTCGGTGTCGACGTCTAGCTCCACCGTGAACCCGGCCACGAGGTCGTCGTTGATGCTGCCGATGTTGCTGTAGCGCTCCTTCCAGCCGGGGATGCGCACGGCGGCGGAGTAGAACTCGGGGTAGCTGCTCCCGGTGTCGGTGTCGATCAGCCCCGGCGCGGCGAGGAGCGCCTGCCGGACAGCCGTCACGAGATAGCGGCGCTGGGTCGCCACCTCGGTCGGCGTCACGCTGCGCACGTAGCCGTCGATGGCGAGCGCGTAGCGCAGCGACCAGATCGCGTCGACCGGATCGGGCGAGGACCGGAAGGCGCCCTGCACCGTGTTCATCCCGATCTCGGTCACCCACAGGCTCGGCATCAGGTCGAGACCGATGCTCTGCGGGGGCCAGTCGTCGGTGATCCACGGCGGCGGGGCGGTCGTGGTGGGGAGCCCGTCGCGGGTCAGGTAGGCGGCCAGGGCGTCCGGCACGGCGGCCTGGAGGCGCGCGATGACGAGCTGCACCACACCGCCGGGGCCGATCATGCCTTCCTCCCGGTGACGGTCTGCCGGGTGCCTGCGACGATGTGCCGCTGCACCACCTTGACGATCTTGTCCCACTGCTCCCGGGTGATGTCGAGCACCTTGCGCTGCGGCATCGTCGCCGTCCCGGTCTGGTGGTAGCGGGCGTACGGCAGCTCGGTGAGGACCAGTGTCAGGGAGTCGTGCTCGATGCGCTCGACGGAGTAGGGCCGGGTGGTGAGGTCTTTCCGCAGCGCGCCGGACAGCACCAGGATGGGCTTGCCCGGGTAGCGCCGGGCCTTCCACGCGCCGTAGCGCGGCGACAGCGGCGCCCAGCGCTCGACGCCGCCCTGCGTCGCGAACTGCGCCACCTCGAACTGGCGCACCAGCTCGGTCACCTCCTGCCACGCCGGGGCCATGTCCAGGAGCGCCGTGGACCAGCGGCGGAGGGTGGCGCCTTGTGTCTCTGCCCCGGCGACGTTCAGGGCGATCGTGACCGGCACCTAGCCCGTCACCACCTGATGGTGTCAGCGAACGCCGGGGGCGGGAACAACGAGGAGACCCAGCCGAACCCGTCGTAGTAGAAGCCTCCGTCGTCGGTGCCGCCGCCGCCCGCGCTCCCCTGCGAAAGCCATTGCCCCACAAGGGTTATCGCTGCTGCGATGCCGTCGAGGTAGCGCTGCCAGAGGACACCGGCGTAGGTGGTGTTGTTCACCCCCTGGCGCTCCGGGTTCATCGCGGCATCCCAGTAGGAGGCAGCCCCGTTGGTGATCGCGTCCCGGGCGATGCCGGACAGGATCGCGAAGCGCTCGTCGGCGCCGGGGACTCCCGGGTTCACGGTGACGGTCCCGTCGTCAGCGACGATCAGGATGCTGTCAGCTCCCCCGGCCATCACCATCAGCCGGGAGGTGAGCGACTGCGACAGGTCGGACACCCAGCGCTGGACGTCCTCGTCAGCGACGGTCGCGGTCCCGGGCGGGGCTGCACTCGTCGGGGTGTCGAGCCGCCGGTAGGGCACCAGCGCGTGGACAGCCTCGGTGGTGACGCCGTACGGGTTCGGAGGCGGAGGCGCGGTCACCGCTCACCTCACAACGGCTTGATGGTGCCTGTGTCCAGGGCGCGCTGCGCCGTGGCAAGGGTGATCTCCACGGTGTCACCGAACCCGGCGCTGACGAAGCGCCCGTCACCGAGGACGAAGGACGCGGCCGGGAAGTTGATCACCATGTACCGGTCCCCGCCATCCTCGAACGGATGCACCCGGCCGGTGTCGACGGGGACCGGCGCGACCCACCCCACGGGCGTCCCTGGCACCCCGCGGACGGCCGGGCGTGATGAGCGCTGCTGCGCGAACGCCAGAAAGCCCGTGAGGTCCGGGCTCTCGGGCTCGATGGGGATGGTGGCGACCATCGTCCCCACGTTCTCCACGCGCTGATGCGGGTCCACGTCGGTGCCCCTCCCGGGCATGATCGGCGGGTCCGGGTTGACGACCACCGGCGGCTCGGGGTTCACCCCGGGCTCGCGCGGAGGCCGCGCCACTACCGGCATATCAGACGACGCCGGTGATCGTGTAGCTCGACAGCGGGTCGGTGATGACCGGGATGTCGAACCGGGCAGCCTGCACCCAGTAGGTCTCCACCTTCGCGTCGTCCACGACGCGGGAGTACTGCGGGATCTCTTGCGCCACGGCGCCTACCACCTGCGAGCTGGCGATAGTGACCTCGGTCTGGAGCATCTGCGTGGTCGGCACCACGTTCAGCCCCATGACCGACGGCATCTGCTGCAAGAAGATCGGGTTGGTGGCGACCGCCTCGCGGGGCAGCCGGGCCGAGATCGTGTCGAGGCCGAGCAGGATGCCGAGCGTGATCGGGTGACCGAGCAGCGTGTCAGCGACGTAGCCCATGTCCTGGGCCTCGATGTAGGTGATCCCAGTCAGGATGTCCTGGATCGCCTTCTGCCCGGCTGAGGTCCAGAGCGCAGCAGCCGGGACGCGCGGGACGGACGCGTTGGTGCGGAACGCGGCGATGGCGCGGCCGTCCGAGAGCTTGATCAGCGTGTTGGACAGCTTGCGGAGCCCGCGTGACACCACGTCCCGGTTCGCCCGGCGGGCCTGCGTGTAGGTGACGGGGAACTGGCCGCCGTAGTGGTTGACCAGCCCTACCTGCTCGGGCAGGTCGTCCACGTTGACGATGGGGAACTCCGCGCCGTTGCCGATCTCTCCCGGCTGCAGGTTCGGGTCAGGAGCCAGGAACGCCTGCGGGATCGTCGCGACGTTGTAGAGCACCGCGCCGCCGTCTGCGCTTGCCGACCGGAACAGGTACGGCGAGATGAACTTGGGCAGCGTGGTGATGTTGATCAACGTCGTGAGGTCGGTCGGGTTCTTCGCCCACCGGTCGAGATAGACGTAGTTACCGACGATCTGGGGTGCACCCGGCAGGTTCGGGTAGGTCGGCGGCTGCACGGGGACAGGGGGTGCCATGGCGGGTCTCTCCTCAGCCGATCATCAGGGCGATAGGGGCGTTGTCGCCTGCGGCGGTGTCTGCGACGCACACACCCCAGGGCCGACCGGCACCGCCGACGACGGCACCGCCGGTCCCGTCCGGCCACACCCCGTCTCCCGCAGTCAGGGCGGCAGTGGCGAAGACCGGCACCACGCCGTCCCGCCACAGCCCTAGCGAGGTGGCGGCGGCGGCGGACGTCATGGAGACGCCGAGCACGATGTCGGTGTTGGCAGAGCAGGGGATCACCTTGGGGCGGTTCCCGACGCCGCCTGCCGCGACCTTCACGAAGTGGTTCCCGGTGACTGCCACCGCCGCGATGACGGTGGGCTGGTCGGCCGGGAAGATGTACGGCGATGCGTTCAGGTTGGCCATGACGGTCAGGCTCCGGTCGGCTCGTAGAGGTGCAGGCCGAACTCCTTGGCGTCAGCCACGGCCCGGTCGCGCTGCGCCTTGCCCGGGTCGATCCCGGCAGGCGCCGTCACCGATCCGAGCATCGTGGGCGAGTACAGCCGGGGCGACGCCGAGAGCAGCGCGACTGTCCCGGGGAGGTCGTTCTCGAGCTGCGCCCGCCACAGCGGCTCGGTGTGCGGGGTGATCCGCCCGCCGTCGATGGGGTCGGCCGAGAAGCGCGCCACCGCCGCGTCGACCTCTGCGGCGCGATCAGCCTGTAGCCGCTCCTGCTGCCAGGCGGTCAGTGCCGTGAGGCGCTGCTCCATCTCGGAGAAGGTGGCGACCTGCGCCGGAGTGAGGGCGGCGGCGGAGGCGGCGACCGCGAGCGGCTCGACCACCGGCGGTGGCGCTGCGGGTGGCGCTGCTGGCGGGGCTGCGGGCGCTGCTGGCGGTGCCGGTGCCGGGGTCAGCCGGTCGAGGGCGGCGAGCACCTGGGCCTCGTCCTCGGCCTGCTCCTCGGTGAGCCCGAGACGCTGGGCGACACTCGCGGGGATGGACGACATCTGCGGGCCTCCTGGTAGCTGGTCGAACAACACTGGCGGCGTGGTGATCGTCGCGGTGGGAAGTGACGCCGTGTCGTCAGCAGCCGCGCACGCCACGACGCCCTCCCAGTCGTCATCCGGCGCAGCAGCCGACGCGACCTTGACCGGGGCCAGGTCTGCGATCGCGGGTCGGGTGGCGCCGAGCAGCGACACGGCAGTGAGCACCCGGCGCCGGACTGTCCCGGCGCGGGTGCGCAGGTTGTAGGCCACCTCCACCGACCGGGACGGGTACTGCGACGGCATCGCCTCGGCCAGCTCGTGCGGGATGTTCACGAGGTCGCCGTACAGGGTGTCGCCGTCGACCTGCAAGTTCTCCACCTGCCCGTAGACGGGCTCACCGTCGAAGCTCGGGTTGGAGAACCGGGGGTCGATGTGACCGATCTTGACCACGGCCCGGCCGGTGAGCGGGTCGCGGGCTGCTGCGGCCATGTCCTCCAGGTCGTCGTGGGTGATGACCATCCGGCCGGTGGAGGTGGAGTGTGTGCCGACCCGGGCGAGCTGCACCCGGAGGTACGAGCGGCGAGGCAGGGGCATGCGGCCTAGTGACGCGCCGCGCTGCCGTCCGTGGTGGGACGCCGGTGCGTGTCGCTGGGTGCCCCGTTCGCTAGTGCTGCTCTGTCCGGCACACCGGGTGGGGCAGACCCCCGGACAGCGGCTCCGCCCCCTTGCCGACGTTCGGGCGGTCCCCGCTGGTTCGTGCGAGAGGTCGGCGCGGGACTGCGCAGACCGTACCCCGTTCACGCGCGGGCGCGCGCGAGACCCGGACTAGCACCCGGTGTGTCAGACTAGGCGCAGTCTGTCCCCCACCTGAAGGAGCTGCACCATGACCCGACTCTGGCCGTGGCGATCGCGCCGCGCCGCCGCCCGCCACCTCGCAGACGTCCGCCTGATCGCGTTCTGGCAGGCGCTCGGTGCCGACGTCCGGGCCGAGCGCGTCCGGGGTGAGCAGTGACGGCCGGGGCCACGGAGCCGTTCGCGATGTCGTACAGCTACCGGGACGTCCTGGCCGCTGCCGGGGTGCTGGTGCAGAGCACGGCCACGTTCGGACCGTCGGGGCTGGCGATGCGGATCCGGATGCGGGACGGGCGCGTCGGCTCGATCATCGTCACCCAGTCCGACGACCCGGAGGGCTCGGGTGAGTGGCTGCACGCGTCGATCGCGTTCACCGACGAGGACCCGTCCTACGCGGACCTACGTTTGCTCCACCGGGCGGTGTTCGGGCGGAAGCGCTTCGCCTACCAGCAGTTCGTCCCGCCGGAGCACCACGTCGACATCCACTCTCACGCGCTGCACCTGTTCGGCCGAAGCGACGGCGCGCCGGTGATGCCGTTCGCCCAGGACGGGACGGTGTGACCGAGGTCATGTCAGGACAGGAGCACGCGGTGTGCTAGTGTGGGAGCATCACACCCCACCGAAGGAGCACACCAGCCAT